AATAATATCTTCAGGGCTTTCTTCTTTATCACCAACTGTAGTATTATCTGGGGTAACAACTTCAGGTACAACTTCAGGTACAACTTCAGGTGTAACTCCAGGAAAAATTTCCGCTGGAGTAAATGGTGAGTTAGTTATTTTATCTTGGAGTCCTAGACCAGTAATAATGTCCTGGGCTGAACTTCTATCTCCTGACCTATATAGTTCTTTGGCTTCTGCAAGTTTCTTAATCTTGTACTCGGTCAATTGAGCACCTGCCGGTAATTTAATCTCACCACCGTCAGGGGTACTAATAACTTGAGCGCCTCCCTTGCTAGTTATGGCAAAGGTAACACCATCTACTTCCATTACTGATGGAGTAAATGCTTCCTTAGGATCGGACTGACGTGCTTCTTCAGCTAGACCGGATACCATACGTGGATCACTTCCACCTAACTCAATATAAGACGAAAGAACTCCATCCCATTGGATCGTACCGTCAGGCGCGGTTCTTACTGCAAGGGCAGTATCAAGAGCTTTTTGATCATTTCGCAGTGTAGCAAATTCCATTATTTGAGCTGTTAAAGCAGGATCAAGCGAAAATTGCTGAGCAAGCTTTTCACCTTCTTCAGCTCCGAATTGTTCAGTGGTGTACGGCAAGATGGATTCGTATCTAAGCTTCTGGTTAGCCTTCTTCTCCTTCTTAATGCCGTAGGACTCAATAGCCCCACCGATCTGCTGACCAAGGCTAGCTAGTGCGTTCGCTCGTATGCTAGCGGCGTTTGCAAAGCCGCTGTAGTCAGCGTTGCCCAACTCTGGGCGAATTTGTGATCCTGTTTGAAATGCCATAATATATTTTCTTTAAGTTTAACGGCCAGCCAAGAAGCCACCACCGATAGCTCCGATTCCGCCCATTAGTCCTGCCTGCCCTGCTGCCTTAGCTTGAGCCTGCATTCCTTGGAACGTAACGTCCTGTCCTCGCTGTTGCAATGCCATATTGATACCTACATTAGGGTCGAACAACTGAGGACCCATAGGGCCTGCTGCACCTTGCTGTGCCTGTCCTAGTACTTGACTACCTAGACCAATAGATTGAGAAGGACGACCTAAGATAGTCATACCTACGTCACCCGCAAGCTGACGGTTCATCCCAAAAGCTTGTTGCCCCATACCTGCTGCCTGACCACGAAGCCCTGACAGGTACTGCTCACGTCCAAGGATCTGTCCAGCTACCGAGCTTTCATCTCCTACACGACCCATACGCTGGGACATCTGTAATGCCTGCTGGTCTGCTAGACGCTGTTGCTCTGGGTTTAAGCCCTGTGAACGCTGATACAGATCCTGGGCCATAGCAGTCTGAGACTCAGCGAGTCCCGTGCTATAAGGGTCAGCTTCACGATAAGCTTCGACTACTTGAGGGGCGAACTCCTCTAGTGCAGATACATCTGATTCACGCTGTAAGCCTAGTTGCTCACGCTGTAATGCACCTGCACGGGTTGACTGCTCTTCAAGGAGGTCAAACAAGCCAGGGGTTGCCTCAAGGGTCGGAGACATACCTTCAAGTTGTGTCTCAAGCTGTGCAATACGTGCAACACGATCTTGGCCTCCATTACCAGCAGACCTAATAAAGGCTTCACGTTTTTCTGCTTGCTGACTATTATATGCTTTTGTTGCAGCTTTGTTAGCATTGCCTCTAAGGGATAATGTGCTCTTTCTTGAGGGAAAAAGCTTTTGAGCATCTGCTTCAATATCCGCTTGCGTACGTGATCCTCCAGCCTCTTGACCAGCCTTTAAGCCAGCAAGCTCTGCCTCTAAACGTGCGTACTCTGGGTTGGCTGCACCAGCTTCAATACCACGGGCCATTACGCCGATGTCAGCCAGCTCTAGGGCAGTGTACTGAGGACGGTACGTCCGTTCAGCAGCAATCAATCGCTCCTGCAAGCGGGGGTCCGTGATCCCCTGGTAGGAACCACTAAAGTCCTTACCGAATAAGTATTCACCCATTGACTTTCCAGGGTCAATTGGTGGTGGTGCTTTTGATCCTCCTTTTCCGCCTCCCATAATATTATATTCCTAAGATTTTGTTGAATAATGCAGTGCTGTATACCACTTTAGTGGGAGTACCTTGCCTGTATCGTATGCCTAGTAGTTTCTTTTCCATAACTTCAGGGCATTGAATAATGAAGTTATGTGTAAGTTTTTTAAAAGATTGATTATCCTCCGCAAATAGGAAGGCCATAAAGATTGCATTGCCGTCTGGCTTGTCAGCTTCCCAGTTCTGAACAAAGAACCAGTCATCGTCCTCGTCACAATTATACCACATCAGGATACCTAGGATATTACCTTCTTCGTCCTGCTCTATAGTAATGGTATTCTTGGCCATATGGTAGGCCACAAGGAGCTGTATCAAGTCACGAGGCCATCCGTCCAGTACCTTGCCGTTCTCCTTTTCAATACAGAAGTCCACTATTTTGTCGATGTAGACAAGGGCTTCCTTTTGCGTAGCGTTTTGCAACGCTAGTTGTACTGATTGAAGGAGGGGGTTCATTAGCGTCCGATTGCTTGCCAGTATGCGCTTCCATCGCAATTAACATTCATACCAGTTGTCGTTAAGGAATCTACCGATGCTTTGCCGCTATATCCAGTGGATTGAGTTAAAGTATCTGCACTATTTGGGCAAGCAGACGCTGAAACAACTCCAGTAGGAAATGCAGACTCGAAGGATACTGCTACACCAGAAATATTAGCTGTTACAACTCCCCATTTCATAATAAGACCATTAGGGAGCGTTACACTTTCTTCACCAGCATAAGTGCTTGGAGTAAAACCTCCTGCGGTAGCATCTACATACGTCTTAATGCTTTGCTGGGTAGCAAGTGCCGTATCCGAGTTGGATACCATATCATCTTCGTCTAAGATGGCTACCTCTTGGGGTGCAGCGGCAGCACCGCTTACGTTGCCGAGAACTTTGTAGTCATCTACGTTTGCAATCTTAGCCTTAGTCACACTAGCATCTGCAATCTTTGCAGTTGTAACAGAATTAGCGGTTAGCTTAGCAGCAGTAATACCGCTATCCCGAACTGTAATAGCTCCGCTTGCATTAACCAGTGTAGTAGAGTTATCAACAGAGTCAGTACCAAAGGTAGCTCCATCTACTAAATCATTAAGCTTGCTTGCTGAGAGTTGCTCCCCGTTGGAGAACGCTGTTCCTTTATTTATAATAGACATAATTTAAATTCTTAAGCTGTACGTGTCCACATATAGACAACTATATAGGGCTGTAAATTTTTACTTACTCCACTTTCTCCCGCAGAGCTAATAGTATTTGTTCTTTGATTTGTTGCACCTGGCAATCTTGTTGCAAATGTGTCATTGTTTTCTGGATCATCACTGTAACTACTACCCCAGTAAGCATTAGTTACATCGTGCGAGTGCGATACAACAACTGAATCTTTACTACCAGTTGTTCCATTTGTGTTGGTTCCACTTCCGACTACATCAAAGTCGGAATCAGTTGAATCAATACCAATGGGAACCTTACCTGCACCAAACGTTGCCCAAGTTCCAAACCCTAACAATGTTGCTGGATCAGTAGCAACCGTTGCATTCATATAAACAGAACCAACTGGATAGGCTAACTCCAAAGCATCTGTTGCTAACTTAGCAGCCGTGACATTAGCATCCGCAATATCAGCAGTCAAAATAGAGCCAGCAGTCAAGGCCGCCGTAGGCGAGCCAAGGTCATTGAGCTTAGTAGATGTTACCGTTTCAGTAGGGGTAAATGAGTTCCCAGGGGTAATTGTAATTGTAGCCATAATTATTGTACGCTAGTTGTTGATCTTGATGCAGGTGCTCCTGAGACTTTTATTCCTCGGACTCTTGGGCGACCCTGTGTATTATTAATTGTAAATTGAATGCCGTATCCTCGGCGGTTACCTATTCTACCACGGACAGAAACATCCTCGTCAATGTCTAGGCTTCCGTCAATGTATGAACTCAGTGTATTAAGATCTACCTCTGCGTCAATGTTTTCTACTTCGGCTGAAATATTAAAGTCGGACTGCTCTGAATTACTGGACTGCACGTGCATCTCAAATTCATTCCAACGCTTACGACCGAAGTCATTAAAAGTAAACTGGCGGGTAGTTACTTCAGCGGGGATGCTGTAGATAACGCCCTCCTGTGCTCCTTGGACTGGAATAGTAGTAGCCAGTCGATCAACGCCATCGGGTCGAGCATCAACCCTGTGAAGCCCTCCAAGGGCATTCACTGCGTATACTGCACGGTCACCTTTCTTACCAGCTACAATTAAGTTCTCGATGTCCCAGTCCACGTCAGAGGTGCTATCCACGGACTCCCACTGCTTGTTAATGAAGTTAAAGACAAGGATAGTATTATTTACGGTGCTTGATCCAGTCGGAACAGCAATGTAGTAGCGGTTGTTGAAGTAAACAGCCACGGACTGATCCCAGTACTGACGGTTAATCTTATCAATGGTAGTCTGGATGCTACTACTTAGTGGTAGTTCGCTACCACGAAGGTTGTATAGATCCTGGAAGTTTGCTCCGTATACACCATTGTCAGAGAGGAACATTATGTTGTTACCAATTTGAACAATCGTCTTACGGGCCAAGCAACCTACTTCATTTGTAATCAATTGAACCGAAGCAGACTCAGGGCTGCTGCCCAGCACTAAATGAATTGAGTTACGGTTAAATACTACTAGCTTGTCATCCGCAAAGGATAGTAGTCCAACGTTAAAGTCCGCAGTTCCTGCATTAAATCTGTACTGACCATATATCTGGTCATAGGTATCTGCGTCCAAAATGTCAGATATAATAACTTCGTCCAAGTTATCACGAGCTGTATAATTTCCCTCTGCATTATTAACCGTATAGCGATACGGCATAACCAGCCTACGCTGGTGATATGTAGCATATGGAGGTGCTGGCATATGAGTAAAGCCCAGTCCTACTGATACCTTCCGTGTAAATACTGGAGTAGCAGTTAAACTAGCCCCATCCGTAATGTGTGTATCAATTGAGTCCGCCTGTACCCAGAACTCAAATCCGTCAGCTAAATTAACTGTTCCAGGTAATGGAGTATTATTATTAGAAAAATCGGCTGTATAAAAAGAGAATGAACTAGAAGTGCGTTCAGCAACAAACCTTGCTCCGTTGATCCCAGCACTTGTACTAAAATCAGCAAGCTCAATTGGGTCTCCAACCTCAAAGGTATTACCAGAAAGCAATAAAGTTACCTTGTGAAGACCATCGTAGTCCCCTCCTACTATTGGGCCAGTTATAGTTTGATCCGCTGGAGTAGTTGGAGGATTTCCTGGATCATTACCAATAGCACTTGTTGGTCCACCCTCAAATACTTTAGCTACAACAAACTCGGATCCAACCTGTAAACCAGAGGTCTGATCGCCTTCATTTGTTTCTGCACCGAGTACAGTAATAACTGACCCAACAGAAACACCGTCGGACTGATGAACAATACCTCTGCTTTCAATGATAGCAAAGTCACCAGCAGCGCAGACAATTTCAGTAGGTTGACTGTATGCTCCACTAGCAACAGGTGAAAACCCAGATCGAGCTGTACCTGTACCCGTCAGTGGAATAACCTCTACGTCTACTGTATCACCAACTGCATATGTAATTCCAGTTGTGCCAGCTACGTCATTCCAGTCAGTGTCCCCAAGGGCAGTAATGATATATGTTTTATTTACTAGAAGTTCTGTGGAATTAACATTAGCAAAGCTGCCGTCCCATTCCAGCGCAGTCTGACCATCACGGAATAGGAACACCTTGTTAAAGGCTTGAATCATATCTGAAAACGGCGGAGCCGTTTCTCCTGACTGATATGGAAGGTCGTACGTAATTGTAGGATCCGCTAGGTTAATAGCCAGTGCGCTTACATTGGATCCAAGTATAACCCACTGACTTGCTGAATCCCCTGGGTCACTGTAGGAAGTACTAGCGTAAACCTGTGAAATTCCACCTTGATCCAGCAGCATATTGTAACCAATGACTGATGAACCTTCTACATCATTTAACGTAAAGTCCAAGACCTGTGGAAGCACTACTGGCAAAGTATATGT